GTGCTGTGTATGAATCATCTGATGATACTAAATCCATCCATTCACCAGGGCTAATTCCTTGTTTCCGACATAATCTCTTATAAACCTCATCTCTCAGACTGATGAAGCATAAATGGAAATATGATGATGTGTAATGGAGAATTCCTTGACCCATATTTGATTCATTAATATAAGACAGTTCTTTGGTCTCAAGAAATTTCTCCTTAAGTTTTTGTAAATTAGGATCCATCCTATGTGAGTATGTATTTTCAGGATCATTACACCAAACTCTGACTAACCTTTCTGGGAGAATGAATCTTTTATTAGAATGCATCATTAGGCTCACGCAGATAAATCGGAAAAATTGCGGATATAGTTTTCTGAATGGTAGGAACATATATAAGAATTGTATTGGCATGAATGATGGAGCCCACTTAGTTTTATCAAAATTATAATTCATGATTAATTTCTTCTCACCACCTCTCTTCAGGGATCTAAGCATATCTCTCATTAATGTGAATTTTTTATCTCCATGCGTTAACATCTCTCTTTCATCTGAGTTGCAGATTAGCCTAGAAAATGATTCTAATATGTTAATCAACACCCTTTTATGTATGTCTAGAATCAAAATTTCTCTAACACCACCAATTTGATTTTTCTTAAAGATTTGAAATACTATTGGCTCCATCAAGTGTCTGGGTATTAAGTCAAAGCTCTTCATATAACCAGAATTCATTAATTCAGATACTCCTTCGATGCACCTTCTTCTAGCATTCTGATTCTTTCTCCGAGATGAAACTTTAACTTTAGTTGTATTCCTATTACCATGTTCATCCAATGTATATTCAGTGACCAAGTCGGTTTTCATATCTTTATCATGACGATTAACATCTGAATTATAATGGCTATTCTGAAACTGTGAACTAGATTTATATGTTGCAAACTCATCTAATGATTTATTAATCCGTGTGTTTTTGGAGGCTAATATGTGTGCTAATCCACCGTTAGATTTATTCTGTGTGCTGACTGATTGTAATTTTGATGCTATCATTATAGCACGTCGTGAAAATTGATTCTTATGAGGATCATTTATCAGGATATTGACATCATCAATATCACCATCTTTTAATCCTGTGTGTAATTGTGATGTTCTTTTCACATGGTTCAATGATTCCTCACCCTCTAATATCTTTGTTAATATCTGGAAACTGGAGTGTGTTGGATCATCTTGATTCTTGTTGAACAGCATAGTGAAATACATCTCAGATAGTAGTTGCCGAAAATGTATTTTGCCCCCATTGGTTAGAATCCTGGGTAAGTGGAAATCAGCACCAGTGTATTTGTCAAATGCGTCACCAGACCCAACTTCAACATTCAGATTCCCAAAGGTTGTCGATAGAATTGATCTATCTATATCAGATGTTGATACAAATGTTATTATTTGATTTAAGAGATATGATTGTAATGGGGTCCTAATTGGGTCTTTAAACTTATCAAACAAATCAGTGTAATAATTGAACATAGATAATGTGCCCATAACTAAATATCTAACATCTTGTAACATCTTGCTAGTACTACGTTTATCCTCCATATAAATCAATGTCATTAATCCCAGTGTATCACCTTGATGATTATTCATCTCATCAATCATTCTATGGTTAGATGATCCACAATATGATGCATACGCCATTAAGACTTTATCATAACACCTAATGTAATGATCTAATCGATTTGCATCAACACTCAGCCATCTCGTGGAATAAATGGAACCATCCAATATTAATGACTTAAATGCCCATGAGCCACTCAACTCTGATTTATTCATAAACTCATGTATAACCAAAACTTTGAACCAGATAGTTGAATAGTCTTCTCCAACACGCA